TGAATGCTTGCTGAACATTCTGATTGACATTTACAGTATAATTATCGCCTGTAATCATAATATTAGGCACAACAATTGTCTTTAAAACTGTATAAGGCGTGGTTGTATCGCAGGGGTCTAAAATTTTAATTTTAAGATTTAGTCCAGACCCCGAGGCACAAGCGCCCTCAATTTGAAACTCCGTATCTCCAGAATTAATCGAACCATTCAAAAGTAAATCAATTAATTCGGTATCGGTATCTAGTACAGTAATCGTACCATTAATTGTCGGAACCTGTTTTTGAGTACCTACTTTATTTCTGTTACCCAGCTCCATTACATCTTGGAGATTCATCGAGCCATTAATGGTAACAGTTTGAACTCTTGGAATATTCTCAGTAGAGATTACAATCTTTACATCACGACCTCTAACAACGGCAGGTTGAGTAGAATCACTGATATAACTATAAGAGCCAGTAGTTGTATTCGTCTGATATACACAAATAACTCTATCTGTTCTAGAATCGCCAGTTGTTAAAGTTGTCCCAACAATTCTATATTGTCCAGAGCCAGGCATTCCCGTAGTTTCGGTGAGGTATTGCCCATCTAAAATTACCGATAAGGCATAATTACCATTCTTTAGTACCTTAGGAGTATTTGTCAACGTAAATGAGGTTGTACCTGTCGTAAAAACATCTACAATTAAATCCCGCTTAAACCAGCGTTTTTCAGCAGCAGTAAGCGTATAACTTTCCGTAGCCTCGCCCGTAACATTATAAGATAGGGAGAAATCTCTTACTGTAGCATTTTTAACATGACCCGCCTTGACGTAAGTACTCAAAGTAGGGTCTTTGACATACATAACTCCATCAACGGGCGCAAACTCGGTAATATTAGCCCCTCCAGATGGATAAGACGCAGGATTTTTCCCCGTTAAAATTCCGAATAATCTTACTCCAACATCAAAAGCGTTCAATGTTAACGTAATATTCGGCATATCAACAGCCGAGCCTACCTGATTTTTATTCCCGATTTCATAGGCATCGGTAACAGGGAGGTCGGTTGTCAAAGTGATTGATTGAAGACGAGGTACATCATATGCACCCGTTCTGTTAATCAATCTTAGTTTAATCTCATCAGACGGAATGGCAACTCTTTTCGCCATTAGCTACCTCCTATAATTTCTAATTGCGCAGTAAAAGTACCTGCACCTCTATAAAATATTTCTTCTGGATTATCTATTTTAATATCAATAAAATCAAGCGTTATCGTAATAGGTCTAATTACACCTATTTGTGGAGGCAAGGGCGGAGGAAAATTTACACCAAAATCATAAATAGGAATTGGTTTTTCCAGACTCGCCATCGCCTTGAAGATAATTCTATCACGCTGTGATTTTGTCCTGGCGAAAATATCAACCAGCCAATTAACTTCTCTTATATTATTATAATCACCTATCTGAAATTTGGTAAACCTAACTGATTGTATATCAATAGCTAGAGTAGGTGTATCCAAAAATTTTTCAGGAAAACTATCTAAAACCTGTGCTAGGCTACCAAATTGATTTTTTAGGTGATGGATTAAAGAAAAATGGGCATTTTCTTCTATAAACATTTATTTCATTCTCCATCTCACAAAGTGTCCTTTAGAATCCCGCACTACTAGCGTATATGCACCTGTTTTAGTTTGATTTATTTTTACTTTAACTCCATGTATACCAATAGAACGAAGATACTCGCTTACAAGATTAATCAGCTCGCTTTCATTTGTACTTAATATATTAATGGCTTCTTTATCAATAACTCCTTTTTCTAAAAGCGATTCAACGAGTTGATTAAAAGCTTCTTCTTTAGTAATGTTATCTGGCACGTCAATCTGAATTGAAACTATTTGATTAAAAAGCTCATTAAAATAATCAACAAATTCAACTTCTAGCTGATATAATCGCCTCTTTACATTCCTCATAATTCCGTATCCCTTATAAGTGGGAGTAGGAATACCTCCTCTATTAGAGGGCATGGGTAATCCCGTTCCTTTATCAAGAATCTCAAAAAATGGAAGAGAGTTTGATGGCATTGCACTTACCCTGGCTCTTATTGTCCTATTATAGTATTTTTTATACCTTTCCGTTACATCTACAGACCTCAGTTTACCTTTTTTAGTCCTGTAAACATCAATAATTTTTTGATTTCTCCTCCCCGCTCGATAAATCCTAGACCAAATCCAGGATGCTTTAATAGGGTCTAATATATCCTCATCAGCATTTGAAAATAATTGTCTAGCATAAATAACCGCATTGCTGTATATATTCAAATCGAAATATGATTCGTCAAAATCTATTTCAAAGCGAAGGCGAGAATACTCATCAAGCTCAGCAGTAACACGAACGGGAAAATATCTTTGATATTTCAAATTACTAATAAGATTAGTAAATGGGCTTCTGCCAAATTCTTCACTATATCTAGCTGCCTTAAGTGTTTCCTCAATAAAAATAATGGGAAAAATCTTATCTTCTATATAGTCAGAAATAGTCTGTAAAACATTTCTTTGATTTTCAAATAGCACATGATGTAATCCCGCCTCTTTTATATTTAGTAGTACAGTCGTTCGCTCCGACTTCATTATAGAAGCAATGGTTTCTCTTACAGCATCTATTTCCTTTTCAATGACACTCTCTAGTTCTTTAAGATTCAACATCGCCAATTAAATCTCGACCGACTTCTCTACCAAAATCATTAATATTATCTAAAATAATTTTTCTAACTTCAGGAAAAATTTCCTGTGGAATTTCCAAGGATTCTAATTTATTCATAATAATTGCCTGGTATTTTCTACTTAAAGCAGAGATAGTCTCCACTAATTCTTTAGCATCAATGCCTTTGATGATAATAATGTTACCATTCATCAGTCTCATCCTCCTGCCTTAATCCAAGTAAGATGCGATTAATTTGAGGCACACCTCGCATAATCTTTTTTGTAATCCTCATACTTTTATTATCGACAATAACATATTTAGTCATTTCAAGAATATTTAATATCTCATCTGTAAACTTTATTTGAATAACACAATCCCCATCAAAATATTGACCGCCTGTAACCCACTGGGGTAAATCGCTATAACCCCAAGTTACATGTCCGCTAACAGTTACTCCTGAATAGGTATAAATATAACCTAATCCAGAACAAACTGGGCATAAGGGGTCAATAGCCTGGTTAGTAAATGGGTTTATACCGCAAGTGGTACAAACTCCCGAACCAGTAATTACAATAAAAGTTACAGGTCTTCCAATAGCTTTACGTATGCCGTCTATAACTTCAACAGTATTTGAAGGAAAAGTTATTTCCATAATTTTTCAAAGCTTGGTAGCATTTTTTCTTCAACAATATAATCCCAAGAATACTCTTTAGCTGTAAATTTTTCTAGAGTTTTCTGGGAAAGTTCATTATATAATTCTTTATTCGTATAGAGTTGATTTAATTTATTCGCCAAATCTTCAGCAGAAACAATACCGTGTTTTACACTCATATCTCTGCCGAAAATCCACTCTTTTACATCAATTAACAACCCACAATCTGCAAATAGCTCTTTTAAAGACGTATGGTTAGCAACTACCTGAGGCGCTCCCGTGGCTGCGTGTTCTGTATTAACCAGTCCCCATCCTTCCCCCTCAGCGGTATTGACTCCTACATCACAAGCATTATACAAAAGATTTAATGCTGCAACTGGAATCTGAGGGAGCGATTTATCACTTTGGGTCATAATAACTTTTTCTTCTAATCCTAACGTCCTAACTAAATCTGGAATAAACCATCCTGCATCTTTTTGCCCACAATGTAAATAAAGTTTTACATTATTAGGCTTACCCTCAACAAAAAGTCTAAATCCTTGTAAAGTTAAGTCAATTCTTTTTCTCGGCTGATTTCTATTCCCATTTAGAACAATAAAAGAATCTTCATCTATTTCTTTAACAGACTGGAATAAAAGTTTCTTAGCAATATGCCTATCCACAAACATTTTATGGTAATCAGCCTGATTAACTCCATGCGGAACGACTTTAGATTCTATACCGATTTTTTCTAACTCAGCTTGAGCAAAATTTGTATAAACCCAGAGTTCTTTTACAATATCATAGTTATCAAAAAATCTTTTTGGAGGATTATACCCATCAATTGGAATATAAACAATAATTGGTGGAATTTTCTTTAATCCTAAAGATTTAATTGCCTGTAAATAGCCGTCAATAATCGGCATATCATTTAAAATAAAAATTCCGCTAAATTGTTCGAGTGATAACTGTCTTAATCGATTAATCCCATAAATATCCCCGCCTAACATAGCAGGATAAATTTTCCAATTATACTCGTGAGGGTCTCCAAAATAATTAATAGCTAAATGGTGAACATCAAATCCTTTATTAACTATTCTTGATATGATATTATGTAAAACTGTCGAAAATCCTGTAAAAGTAACACCATCTCCTATAAATAATACTTTTCTCATGGCTCGTCTCCTCTTTCATACCTATTTCCTAAATACCCAGGTAGTTTAGCTCCTCTAGTCTTTCCCAATCTTTTTGTGGGAGGCTTTAATGTATTATATAGCTCTTCCCACAATTTATTTAAAATCTCATTCCTAGTCCTTGATTGTTCTAGATTAGAATATGAGATTTCGGCGTCTCGCCAAGAATGAAAATTCCATGCGCTATTTTCCAAACTCCCCTCAAGAAGAATAATAGACGCCATTAAAACAATAACATCCTTATCACTAGGTTCAATAATTCCAAAAGAATCCTCAGAAAATATAAAACTAGCGTTAGGATTTCTATAAATATTATAGTCAGTATCTAAAAGATATTTAAAATTATTCCATTTTCCTAGCTTATCAACAGCCGATACTAAAGCCGTTCTAATCCATTCATCTAAATAACGATAAGGTTGAGAAGTATCTCCAATTCTCAACCTGACAAACTGAATAAGAAAATCTAAATTAGTCGGCGTTTGAATTGACATTTACTTCCGCCCCAAAAGATTCTTTCTGAACTTCAGCTAGTCTTGTCTCAATTAAAGTTAGAATCCTTTCGGACTTCTGTTTCTCCCTAGCAATTGTTAGAATCCTTAAAAGAGTTGTTTCAGATGTAATTTTCGGCAGTAAATTCTGTAAAGAAAAGAATCTAGAATCCAAGACTTCCTCAATTTCCTCATCGGTAACCTCATTAGGAGTTTTTTCCAAAGGCTGCTCCTTTCTTTTGTACTCAACAAGGTGTCCATTTTCAAAATGAAACCTGTTAGAACGCCTAAAAAATAAATCTTCAAGAGGAGACCACATATCAATTACAGTTTCCTCTCCTTTATTTGGGTCGCCTTCCAAAATCATACCTTGTATTTGCTGAGTAAGAGGGTCAATATATTGTACATACAATTTGCCTAAAATTACTTTTTTATAACTCTTATAAGGTTTATTCTGCGCCATTAATTCTAGTACGCTTTCCTGAGAAGCCATTTATACCTCCTTATAAAATAAATAAAAGGGAGGAGGAGCTTATCCCCCTCCCCATATCAACTAGGTAAGTCCAGCAATAACGTAAATACCCTGAGCGTTCCAGACAAGGAAACCAAACTGCTGATAAAGTTCAAGATACCATTGAGGAGGAGTCGGTTTGGGGTCAGTGTATTGCTTAGTCATGACATCCCCATAAAGTATAAATTCACCAACATTTTCCCCAATGACAACGACTTTATTCTCAGGAATGAGAGGAATATAATCTTCTAAGTTATTATAAACCTGATCGATAACAAAAAGTTTCGCCCCATAAAATTCACCTAAGAATCCCTCCCGCATAAGCTGGTCAATTCTGCTGGGGCTATAACCACTATCAGTATCACTGCGCCAGAAAGCACTATCAGCAGAAATTGGAGTTAGCGCTTTTCTAGAGCCTACAACTGCTCTAACACCAGGCGTTGTTTGATTAATCCTATCAATAGCGTTCTTTAAAGCAGTTGCGTTAAGAGGTCCTCCAACGCTGGTATAGTTATTAGGAGTATTTGCAGCAGACCACACAGTAGAAAGGGCGGTAAAAATTTTCCGATAGTAGTAATCACGCAGTGCTGCAACCATCTCATTACGGATTTCTTCAATTGTCCCCAGCTCCCCAGATTCAAGTTCCCATTCATTATACGTAACTTTGACATTTGCACCGTCTAAGACATAGTTGATTCTATCAGAGACGGTAATTTCACTCGCTAGATGAACAGAACCTGGAACCAGTGTACGCACCTCGATTCCCTTACGAATCTTTTTAACTAGGGCATCTCCTGGTTTTAGAGTTCTAGTATTAAACAGCATTGAAATAAAGTCGGTTGTAATGTGATTGGGATTAACGTATTCCACAATTAATTCGGCAACCGCCTGCTTATCACCCGACTTCAGGAGTTCAGCTACTGCTTCGCGAATTTTCTCTTTTTCCATCTTTAAACTCCTTTATTATTTGACTAATCTAAAGGTTAACTTATTAGCGGAACTATCAAAGCGAACAACCTCAGCAACTACATTGGAAGTTCCATATTGTAATTTGCCTTTATCACTGCCAGCATGTGCAACGGACAAAGTAGCACCTGGGGTTTGAATGTTGCTTGAATAGATAAAAACTCCGCTAGATACGGTAAACACGCCATCGCCAAATGCCACAGCAAGTTGATTAGCGGGAATAGTCAACCCCTCCTGAACCGAAGGATTAGTTACATAAACTGTTGCAGAAAACGGCGTATTATCAGGCCGATCAAATCCATATCTCAATGCCCAGGAAAGGGCTGGTTCGGGATTGTACATCGGCATTTGAGCATTTGACTGGGCAAAAGCGACTACATATTTAGCTTGCGCTGCCTCAGTAGCATTTGCAGGAAGTTTTACTCCAGGAAGGTCAGTTCTCGACCCAAAATCATAATTTTCAGTGTGAGAGGTAAATAGAACCATCCGACCTTCTGGAATAGCTTCTGTAGTTACAACACCAAAAACTTTTCCATCAAATTCATTAATAATCATCGCTACTCTCCTTTATAAAATTTCTTTAAGTAATTTTGCTAATTGAGAAGGAGTATATTCTTTCTCTGCTCCATCAAATGTATTTACATTTGGGACAGAGGCTTTTGCGGTTTTACTTTCACGAGAAGCGAAAGAAACCAACTCTTGAACCATAAATTCAAGCGCAGAATCAGATAAATTAAGGAGCATATCTTTATTCTCCTCAAAATAAGATTCAGGCTTTTCAATTCCTCTATCAGCAAACAGACGTTTAATGTTTTCTAATTTAATTTGGGCTTCTTTTTCAGCTTCAGCTTGCTGCTTATATAAGCGAAGCTCTTCAAGCTCAGCTTCATAAGTCTGAAGTTGGGTTTGTAGCTCACCAATTGTTTTTTCAAGCTCGCCAATCTTGGCTAAGGCTTCTTCAAGTTCCATAGTTGCATTCTCCTCTTTATTAATTTGTTTCAGAATACGTCTAGCTTTTTCTAACAATCTTTTTCTCAATTCTGGAGTTAACCATCCCTCTCCAGTATTTTCTTGAGATAACCTTACTATCGCATTGCGTAAATGAGGTAAGTCAATATTTCCCTCATCATCTTTATAAGGTAGATGCCTCAAAGAACGAGGAACTGTCTTTCCCTCCTCATCTTTTTTACCCCCGTCTTCGATGTATAAGAAAGCAGAATCGGGTAAATCATTAATATATTTACGAGACCATTTCTCAGCATCTGAATCCTCAACGGAGGCTATTGCTAAAAATTTAGCTCTGTCGGCATAGGCAGGATTAGCCACAATTGCAACACCAGTTAAAATTATACCTTTTAGAATTTCAACATCATTTTCAAACTCAGATTCGTGATAAGAGATTTCCCAAGAAACTTTAGGAGGATTCCCCTCCGATGCCATTTCCTCCAATAGGCTGACATCATCTGGTCTTTCTTTTTTCCATAAAGCAGCCAGGGCAACTAGACTATTTCTATTGTTAATAACATCTTTCTTTATATGCGTAATAACACCAATAGGCTTTTTCTCAGCCTCTTTATGCCCGTTTGAAATTTGATTAAAATCCATTTTAAGGGGCGTATATACTCCCGTCATAATCAAATTATCAAATTCCGATTCTGGAATTTTCTGGTTATTCAAGTTGACATCATCATCTGTTAGAACAAACTTTGCCCACTTGAAAAATGGATTTAATCCAATCGAGGCTGTAGCCTCATTGGTTAAAAATTCAAAAGAGGTTTCAAATGTTTGGCTATTCGACATTGCTCCTCCTAATTCATTTACTATTATATAAAAGTTTCATTAATATTGGTTATTTATCAATCAACTTCCTGCTGCATTTTTCTTTTTTCCTCATCATAATCAAGTCCAAAAACTCTTCCTAAACTCTCAAGTGATATTCCGCCTTCCTTTCTCAGCTCAAATAGACCTCTAACAAAATCGCTAAAACTATAAAAATCAATACTTCCGAATTTCACTTTTGGAATTGTCGTTAAATTATTCAAAATACCGATTTGATTAACGATATATTTGGCGATGGGTAATAAATCTTTTTGCATTGTCTCCATTGTTTTTATTGGAGATTTTGTAGCTAACTCATGATTAGACGCTTGAGTTCGTAAAGTTTCACCTGTGGTCAAAATTCTAGGAAACCCAAGAGCAAAGAAAATATCATTATTAACTTCTTCATATTTAGATGAGCTTAATAAAACATCAATTTGAGGTATTACCCATGAGATTTCTACCGTATGATTTGTGAATAATTGAACAATCCTCTCAATATTAGAATCACCAGCGTTTTTATAACGCAATTGATTCCGAATATTTGAAAAAATCTCATCCTCCTCCCCTTCAAGAAGTGGGTATGTATCATTACCTACTTTAATATGCTGAATAGCTGCAATAACTCTAGCAGCTAAAGCGTAATCCATTCTGCGCATATTTCTCTTATGCTTTAAAGAATCTAGCGCTGGGTAGAGATAAGGAATTGGATAAGGCGAATCTGGTAAATAACGCCCTCTTACAATTAAGTCATTGTTTAACAAAATTTCTCTTTTTCCATTAAGAACATCCCTAACAAAATCTGGAAAGTTTTTCTCCAACCACTGATACCTCTCTTTATCAATTGTACCGTCAGGATAAGTTCCCTTTGAGCGGATAAACATGATTAAATCATCGGGAATCATCAAAGAATAAGATGGTTTATCATTACTGATAAAAGATGAATTAATCTTGATATGCTCTGAATTTCTAATCCACATTGAAACTGGAAAATAAAGTCGCATATA